AGAACCAGGATTCGAGGATGGTGGTCGTGTTGCGTTTGGTAATGGTGGAGGAAATTTTGCAGCAATAGAACGTAAAAAAGAAAAAGAAGTTCTACTTAAAAAACTAATTGAGGAAGCCAATAAACAAGATAAATATTTTACACAAAAATCTATTGCTGAAAAAGCTGGAATTAAAACACCCTCACATTATACAGAAACTTTTAGAACTAATAAACTAATGACTGCTACTGAAAAAATGGACAGAGTATTAATAGATCTGTTATCGGATGATAAACCTTTAAATGATCGTTTTGTAAACATTATTAGAGAAAGAGTAGGAGGATTTAATTCTCGTCAAACAATGAAATTTATAAAAGAAACACCTACCTTTAAAACAATAGCATCTCAAGGAGGAAATTTTTTAATAAATATAACCAACATGACAAATCTTAAAAATTTAAACTTAGGTCAACAACTTAAAAGAGCTGTAGATATACAAATAGGACAACCTACTTATATTGGAACAAGTGGAATTAAAAATCGTTTTTATAGTCCAGCTAGCGTAGCAATGGAAAATGCACGAAAAAGTTGGAACCAAAATAAAGGTAAAGGTGATGTACAATTTTTTGATTCAAAAGGTAAACCTATAAAATGGGAATATGGAGTAAAATTGCCTATACAAGAAGTTTCTTTTAAATACAAAAATAAAACACATAAGTACGGTGACCTTGTAGATCCTACATACATGAAAAAATATTTTCCAGAGCTTCAAGAAACTGTTACTAATGCAAATAAGTTTAAAGCATCAAAAGTTGACAATCCTTTTATACCTGGAGAAAAAATTACAGTTAGAGATTTAACTAAAGAAATTTCTAAACGTGGATATAAAAATAATCCTAAATGGGGAACAATAGATATTCTTCATGGACCTAACGGAGTTAAAGGCGAACCTTTTACAAATTTAAGATATAACACCTCAGACATAAATCAGATGGAGTTAGCTTTCTCAAATAGTCTTAAAGCAGGAAATCTTAACCAAGCACAATACGATCAAAGCATTAAAAATTTAAACTCTTCCTTTGAAGGACTTACGGGCGCAGATAATGAAAAAGCGATTGTTCAAAGACTTACCACACAAGGAGAAAAAATTAATAAAGGTACTTTTTATGGTTTTGGTGAATTAAAAGAAAGAAATTTAAATTATGCTAAAAAATTAAAAGATTTAGGTTTTAAATGTACAGTTAAAAAAGCAAATGGTGGACCAGCAAGTTGTAACAATCCTTTGGCTTATTTAGATGACATTAAAAAACAACAAGCTCTAGCTAAAACTGAAAAAGGTCCTCAAGCCGCAAAAGCTTTAAAAAAAGTAAGCGCTGGTAAAAAAATATTTTCAGCACTTTTAGGACCTGGTGCTTTAGCTTCTGAATTAGCTTTAATTGTACCGTTTGCTGTTGCTGATTATAAAGCCGGTTTACCTAATCAAGAAATTGTTTCAAACGCAACTTTAGGTTTATTTGGAAAATCAAGAAATAGAAGACGTGATGAATTAGCGGTGAAGCAAGGTTATGATACAAAAGAACTTAAAAGATCTAGAGATTTTGCTGATGCTTCAAAAAAATATAGTGGAGATATTTTAATGGAAGATACACAAATGTCGCCAGACGATCTATATCAATTTCCACAACAATATAATAAATCAGAAGAAGATTTTTACAAAGCAATAGATCCCTATGCAGGTAATAAAAAAATTTTTAATAGAGATGTTAAAAGAAACGAAGATATTGAAGAAATGATGAAACTTGAAGATCAAAGAAAAGCAGGAGATATAAAACGAAGAGCTCAAAAAAGTATGGAAGGACCCATTGACTCTTTTTTTGCAACTGGTGGTATAACAGGACTATTAAAAAAATGAAAAACCCAACTTTAGTTAAAAACATGAAGCATGTTAAGTGGAATCAGATTCCTCCTCTTAAAGGACCTAATCCACAAGGGTTGCGTAAAGTAGTAAAAAAAGATAAGAAGAGTACGGAGAAATTAAATGGCAGATAATATAGATAAGTCTCTTCCTAACAACAGAGAAGGTATACTTGCTCCTAAAGAGCAAATTGATATTGATGTTGATGTTGATGAGATCAAAGAACAAGGTCCAATAGAAGTTACCGAAGAAGAAGATGGTGGAGTTACATTAGACTTTGAACCTGGTGCTGTTAAGTTACCGGGAACAGAAGAGCATTTTGATAACTTAGCTGATTTACTTCCTGATGATATCTTAGATCCTATCGGATCAGATTTAAGTGCTAATTACAAAGATTATAAATTTTCTAGAAACGATTGGGAAAAAACTTACATTACTGGTTTAGACTTACTAGGTTTTAAATACAATAATAGAACAGAACCTTTCCAAGGAGCAAGTGGTGCAACGCATCCTGTCCTTGCAGAAGCGGTTACACAATTTCAAGCTTTAGCTTATAAAGAATTATTACCAGCAGATGGTCCTGTAAGAACTCAGATTATGGGAGCAAGCAATCCACAAAAAGAATTACAATCTCAAAGAGTTAAAGACTTTATGAATTATCAGATCATGGATCAGATGAAAGAATATGAACCAGAGTTTGATCAAATGTTATTTTATTTACCTCTCGCAGGTTCTACATTTAAAAAAGTTTATTACGATGAAATTTTAGGCAGAGCAGTTTCTAAATTTGTTCCTGCTGATGATTTAGTTGTACCTTATACAGCTACATCACTTGATGATGCTGAAGCTGTTGTACATGTAATTAAAATGGCTGAGAATGAATTACGTAAACAACAAGTTGCTGGATTTTATAGAGACATAGAATTATCTAAACCACAAGAAACAGTAGACAACCAATTAGAAAAAAAAGAACGTGAACTTGAAGGAATTACTAAATCAACTAGAGTTGATGCACCTTATACATTATTAGAATGTCATATTAATTTAGACCTAGAAGGTTTTGAAGACATGGGTGAAGATGGAGAACCCACTGGTATTAAACTACCTTACATTGTTACAATCGAAGAAGGTACAAATGAAGTTCTTTCTATAAGAAGAAACTTTGCGCCCAATGATCCAAAGAAAACAAAAGTAAATTACTTTGTCCACTTCAAATTTCTGCCAGGACTAGGTTTTTATGGTTTTGGGCTCATTCATATGATTGGCGGATTGAGCAGAACCGCAACAGCAGCTCTCCGTCAATTATTAGATGCAGGTACACTTTCTAATTTACCAGCAGGATTTAAACAAAGAGGTGTTAGAGTTAAAGATGATGCTCAGGCTATTCAACCAGGAGAATTTAAAGATGTAGATACTCCAGGTGGAAATTTAAAAGACGCCTTTGTATTTTTACCTTACAAAGAACCATCACAAACATTATTACAATTAATGGGTATAGTAGTTCAAGCAGGACAAAGATTTGCTTCAATTGCTGATATGCAAGTTGGTGATGGAAACCAACAAGCAGCTGTTGGAACAACAGTAGCTCTTTTAGAACGAGGTTCAAGAGTAATGTCTGCGATACACAAAAGATTATATGTATCTTTAAAACAAGAATTTAAATTATTAGCAAAAGTTTTTTCAACTTACTTACCAGCTGAGTATCCTTATGATGTTCCAGGTGCTGCAAGAAATGTTAAGCAATCAGATTTTGATGACAGAATAGATATCTTACCAGTTGCAGATCCAAATATATTTTCAATGTCTCAAAGAGTTTCATTAGCTCAAACTCAATTACAATTAGCACAAGCTGCACCACAAATGCACAATATGTATATGGCTTACAGAAATATGTATTCTGCTATTGGAATAAAAGATATCGACAGAATTTTACCTCCGCCTGCTCCTAGTCAACCAAAGGATCCAGCGTTAGAACATATAGATGCATTAGGTGGAAAACCTTTTCAAGCTTTTCCTGGTCAAGATCACAGAGCACACGTTACAGCACACTTAAATTTTATGGCAACTAATTTTGTAAGAAACCAACCAAGTGTTATGGGTGGATTAGAAAAAAACATTTTAGAACACATTAGCTTAATGGCTCAAGAACAAGTTCAACTAGAATTTCAAAAAGAATTTATGATGCTTCCTCAACTTCAAGAAGCGGCAGCACAAAATCCACAAGCTAAACAACAGCTTCAACAAATATCTCAATTAATAGAAGCTAGAAAAGCAGTATTGATTGCAGAAATGACTGAAGAGTTCATGAAGGAAGAAAGAGAAATTACATCTCAATTTGATCATGACCCATTATTAAAATTAAAACAAAGAGAAGTTGATCTTAAAGCAAGAGACAATGAACGTAGGGAAAAAGAATTAGATGAGAGAATAAATTTAGATAAATCTAAAATGCTTCAAGCAAAAAATCTAACTGAAGACAAATTAGAACAAAACGAAGATTTAGCTATTCTAAGAGCTAAAACTTCGCTAACTAAACAAGAAATGTCTAATAAAGCTAAACAAAATGCAGATATAACTAAAATGTATGATGTTAATCGCTTGAAAGGACCAAGAAGTTAATATAAGTTAAAAATAGGAGAAAAAAATATGAAGATATTAAAAAATAAATCACAAGTTGGAAGAAAAGGAACAGTTGTTACTAAATCACCAACAGGCGGACAACCTGTTGCTGTAGCTTCTCAAAATATTATTAAAGATCCGAGAGCAAAAGGTAGTATTAGAGGTTCTAGTCAAAGAATTCCTACAGGTGACACTAACGAAGCCAAAGGAAGTGGCGCAGCTAGAAAACAAACTGTAACTTGGTATTAGTTCATGTGGTTCTCGGCAATTAAATTAGCCGTTTCCGCAGGTTCGCATATTTACAAGAAAAAGCAGGAAACTAAAATGATGATGGCAGACGCTGCAGCTAAAACTGCACAGCGTATGGCTAGCGGTGAATTAGAATACTCAGGCAAACTTTTAGAATCAAGAAATTCTGACTGGAAAGACGAATTTATTTTAATTTTATTGTCGGTCCCTATCGTTATGTTAGGTTGGTCAGTGTG